CATGGGCTTCATGACATTTGCAGATTGGCTTGAGAAGCAGGGTTTGGACGATGCGGCGGCGGGTAAACTCCTCGCCCGCGATCGATCGCACATTTCGAAGCTGCGGCGCGGCAAACACCGGCCGTCTTACGAATTGATGCTGCTGATTGCTAAAGTGAGCAAGGGCGCTGTGGGACTGGAAACGTGGCGCTGAGATTTACCATACCCGGTGAGCCACGCGGCAAAGGCCGCCCGCGGTTCGGACGCTCACGCGCCGGTTTTGCGGTGGCGTACACGGACAACGCCACGGCTGCTTATGAAAATCTGGTCAAGCTGGCCGCACGCCAGGCAGGTGTGACGCCGATCGATGGGCCGCTGTTTGTGCAGGTCAATGCTTACTTCTCGGTGCCGCAATCGTGGAGCAAGAAGCGCCGCGCGGCTGCGCTTGAAGGAGCCGAAGCGCCATCGCGTTTTGATGTTGACAACATCGCCAAAGCCGTTCTGGATGGTCTCAATGGCGTGGCATTCGCCGACGATCGTCAGATCGTAACGCTACTGGCGAGCAAGGGCTTTGATGCAATTGCGCGCTGCGAGGTACAAGTTTTCCCGGCATCCGGGATGAAAGAGCAAGCGGTGGCATCCGACGAACTAAGGCCCTCTGGGCTCGAATAAGTCGGGGCGCTGCTCCTTACCTGCCACCGCTCGCCTTCCCTTGGGAATGCGGAGCAAGGGTAAGGGGTGAAAAAGTAAGGAGCTGAAGATGGGATTAGCCATCATTTCAGCCGACGAACGCATGGCCGAACAGAGAGGCGTCAAGCTTCTCATTGTCGGACCGCCGGGCGTTGGCAAGACAAGTCTGCTCAGGACGCTTGATCCTGAGACCGTACTCTTCATCGATCTGGAAGCCGGCAATCTGTCCGTCTCGGACGTGCCGGTTGACGAATTGCGGCCCAAGACCTGGCAGGAATGCCGCGATCTGGCGTGTTTTCTTGCGGGGCCGAACACCAATGTTCGCGCTTCGGATTTGTATGGCCAGCAGCATTACGATGCTGTCTGCGAGAAGTTCGGCGATGCATCGGCTCTGGATAAATACCAGACCGTGTTTATCGACAGCATCACGGAAGCTGCCCGCCTCTGCATGGCGTGGTGTGAGACGCAGCCCGAGGCGATGACCGCCAAAGGCGATAAAGACACGCGCGGAATGTATGGGCTTCTCGGCCGGCAGATGATTGCGTGGATTAAGCGTCTTCAGCAGGCAAGGACGCGTAACGTGGTGTTCGTCTGCCTGCTGAACGAGGACGAGGATGATTTCGGCCGCAAGACCTGGAGCATCCAGATTGATGGGGCAAAGACCGGCAGGGAAATGCCCGGCATTGTTGATGAGGTGATTACTTTTGCGATCATCCGTCCTGATGAGGGCGACCCCTACAGGGCGTTCATCACGAGCCCGGAGAATGAATGGGGCTTCCCTGCGAAGGACCGTTCCGGGCGTCTTGCGCCTATGGAGAAACCGCATTTGGGCGAGCTGTTCGCCAAGCTTTTAGGTTAAGGAGAAACACACATGTCAGCTTTTGATTTCAACACGGCCGAAGTGTCTGGGTCCGGGTCCAGCGGCCCGATACCGGACGGCACGGTGGCGCCGGTTATCCTGCATCTGCGCGGGCTCAAGACATCGTCTCGCGACACGCGCATTCAAGGCCTTGATCTGGAGTACACGGTCCTTGAAGGTCCCTTCAAAGGGCGCAAAGCCTGGAAGTGGGCCGGCATCACGGGCACGGGTAGCGATGGCCATAACAAGATGATCGCCATCACGCGGTCGATGATCCGCGGCATTCTTGAAAGCGCATATGGCGTCCGCTCGACGGATGACAGCCCGGAAGCCATGGCCGCTCGCAAGATCAATGACTGGGATGATCTGGATGGCATCGCGTTCGTCGCCCGCTTCGGGATCGAAGAGGGCTCGGATTACGTTGACGCCCGGTCGGGCGATACCGTCAAAGGCAAGGCCAAAAACACGGTGACCGCCGTGGGAGTTGATGAGGCGGATTACGCCGGGTTCAAGCCGGCAAAGCCAAAGGCGGCGGGCATTCCCAAGCCGCCTGCTGGTGTCAAAGCGTCAACGCGCCCTGCCTGGGGCTGATCTTAACGGGGCCAGCTTCGGCTGGCCCCCATGGGGTTTATCATGTCGAGAAACGACCCGGACACCCGGGCCGCGGTGGAGGCCGCAGCCCGGTTGAAATTAATATTGAAAGACCGCGGCCACCACATCACCGCGCAGGAGGCGGAAGTTATCGCCTCGAGCATTGTGTGTGAGTGGATCAAGCATCGCACGCATCACTGGGCTGTCAGAAGGGGGACGCCTGCCTTCGGTGATCCTGACGCGATGATGCAGGGGTTTGCGCTGGCTGCTCTGGGCATGATCGCCACGAAAGCCGGCGGGCTGGAGTGGGGCAAGCCGCTGGGCGACTGGACGGCTGACGACGCCAGCTTGCTGTTTGCGATTGCTTACGAGGCGATCGAGGCCAGGCGCACGCATACTTTGGAGGACAGCGATAACCCGGAGGACATTGGCGCATGAGTTTAAGGTTTAAGCACATTGATGAGCAAAACCGCAGAGCGGCGGCAGAGCTGGCTGCGCGAAAGGTTAGCTGCGAGGGGTGTTTCTGGCTGGCCCGGCATCCCCGGCCCATGTGCCGGGGCGAGACGTCACCGCACTATCGCACCGCGCGGGAAAGCTATCACGAGCGTTGCCATGCGTTCAGCGTTACGGGCGCGATGCCGGTGATTGAGAACCCGAAGCGCGAAGAGCGCCGCGCACGCAAGGAGGTTATCAGGCGATGATCGACTTTAACCCATCATCCATGCAGCGGTCGGTTGCGATCACTTCGCTGCATGAGGCGCTTGAGAAGGCTCCTCGAGCTCACGAAAAGCGGCGTGAATATGTGGGAGCATCGGCGATCGGTGGCCCGTGCGAGCGGCGCGTGCAGTATGACTTCATGGGCGCGCCTTATGACGAGGGATGGCGTCATTCTGCCCGCACGATGCGCATTTTTGAGCGCGGCCATAAGCTGGAAAGCATGGCCGCCATCTGGCTGTCGGATGCCGGATACCGGCTCACACAGACGGGCAAGAACGGGGCGCCCATTGGCTTCTCGGTTGCGGGCGGGGCATTCCGTGGGCACGTTGATCGCGTGATTACGGGCGGTCCTGACGGGTTGGAATATCCCTTGGTGTTTGAACACAAGGGGCTTGGCCTGAAGTCTTGGAAAGCCATTGAGAAATCTGGGCTGGCCAAAGCCAAGCCGGAATACGCCGACCAGGTGGCGCTTTACCAGGCGTATCTGGATTTGACTAATCCGGCGCTGTTCATGGCCACCTGCGCGGATACGATGGAAGTCTATTTTGAGCTGGTTCCGTTCGACAAGCAGCGCGCCCAGACAGCGTCAGACAGGGCCGCTGAAATTATTGCTGACAGCCGTGCGGGCGCATTACGCCCTCGCTGCACGGATGACGCGGAGTTCTGGGCGTGCAAGGATTGTCCTTTTAAAAAGAGGTGTTGGGCATGAGCGATCAGTCAATAAAGAACAAAATGGAATTTGTCTGGGATGCCGGAGACGTGGCGCAGAAATGGGCTACCAATCTTCAGTATGAGGGTTTCATCTCGTACGAAAATGTCCCTGAAATCCTAGAGCGCCTGGCGGTTGACCTGCTGATGCGCGCACATGTCGTCAGGCGCGAACTCGACGTTTACGAGCTTGTTCCTGAGGAAAAACGCAAGGAGCAAATTATGCTCGCTGAGAACATCCGCAACATTGCAGACAGCGTTGAGCGCGAAGTGGATTTTTACCAATGATCAAAGCAATTGAAACGTCATTTGACGGCAGGCTGTTCAGGTCACGAGCTGAGGCGCGATGGGCAGTCTTTTTCAAAACGCTGGGCATTCATTACGAATATGAACCCGAAGGCGTTCATCTGAAAGACGGCAGGAAATACCTGCCTGATTTCCGCATATCCATCATTCGTCGCGGTCAACCATCTGCGTTGTGGGTGGAGGTCAAGCCGAATGAATGGAACAATGATGGCAAGCTTGAACAGCTAGCCATGTCCATTCAGCCGGGAGAGCGCGCAACCAGAGTGCCTTCTTTAGAAGGGTATCTGGATTTCATCAACGGCAAGGCTGATCGGGGAATAGATTGCTGGTTTGCTGCTGATCAGTACCCGGCTGGATATGACATGGAATATCTTTTCTGTGTTTGTTCCTCCTGCAAATCTGTGGGTTTTGAAAACAAGGGCAATGACAGGCACATGAAGTGCTGCCCTGATGGGGTGAGGAAACGCCATCATCACAGCCGTTCAGATCCGCATTTTGAAGCCATCAACGCGGGATTATCCGAAAGGTTTGGAACGTGATCGACTTTAACGACGCAGCACGCCAGCAGCCCTTTGAGGACGCGATGGCGCGCAAGGAGCGGGTCTACCGAACCCTTCAGGGCCGGGTGCGCGAGTTCGTGCGGTATCTCTATCCCCGCGCCACGATGGGTCCACGGGATGCCCGGATAG